GAAGGCTACCCTAGCCTGGCAGGAGTATGACAAGGTCCATGATCTTGCTTGGCAGAAGTATGAGAAGACCCGTGATGCTGCCTTGCAGGAGTATGAGAAGACCCGTGCTGCTGCCTGGCAGGAGTATCAGAAGACCCGTGATGCTGCCTTGCAGGAGTATCAGAAGACCCGTGATGCTGTTTGCAAGCACGAGGAGGAATGAACACGATGGTAACACTACAATTGAATGAGTACTTGAGCAAGGATGATTTCCCAAAGAACGGCATGATGAGAATAAAGTTCTTGGACGAGGGGGTGATGGGCACCGCAGTATTCGACGGGAAGGAAGTGGAGACGTTCGAGATCGGCGTCACGCTCCCCACGGGCGAGGAGAAGCGCTGGACGATGAACAAGACATCGCAGCGGTCGGTCGCGGAGCTATACGGAAAGGACACGAGCACCTGGGTTGGTGAGACCGCTGATCTCTTCCTGAGCGACACGAACGTCGGTGGGAAGATCAAGAAGGCGATCTACGCGAGGGGAAGACAATGAAGTATCGCGTCGGCAACTACGAACCGCGCAGGAGGCACCGCTGCGACAAGTGCCAGAAGGGTGGTTTCAAAACGCTTGCGGAACTGCTCAAGCATGCAAGAACGCACATAAGGGGGTGGTGGAATTGAAAAAAACCATTTGGGTGAGTGAGAAGACCCACCAACAACTTAAGACCGCCGCAGCAAAAAAAGGGGTGAGCATGAAGGAACTCCTCGACCGGCTGGCGACCATCATGGAGAGTGAAGGAACATGACGAAGCACACGATCTACCTCTTGCCGGACGGAGCAAAGAGCCTGGAAGCGAAGGAGTATAAGGACGTGGGGACCTTCATCCAGTACTACAGGGACGGCAAGTGTTGTGAAACAGTGATCGTCCCCTGGACGAGCATCCTCTACATCGTCACAACATGACTTGGGCTTGGGATCATTGGCAGAAAAAAGTGCTCGAGCATAAGGGCAATATCACGATCAGAGCGGGCCGCCAGGTCGGCAAATCGGAGGTGATTAGTGAAAAAGCGCTCAGGTTCGCGGTTGACAATCCGGGAACAGTTACTCTTATTATTGCAGCTAGCCAGCGCCAGTCAGGACTCCTATTCGAGAAAGTCCGCGGAAGGGCGGACGCGGAAGGGGTCGCGCTTGCAGAAAAACCAACGCTGACGCGGATCGTGCTGACGAACGGGAGCAGGGTCTACAGCCTGCCCGCCGGACGCACCGCGTACTCCATCCGCGGATACACGATCGACCTCTTGATCGCTGACGAGGCGGCGTACATCCCCGAGACCGTCTGGCTGGCCGTCACGCCAATGCTCGCCGTCAGCAGCAAAACCCGCGGGTTCGGCTGGATCATCACGATCAGCACGCCCTTTGGCAAGGGAGGGTACTTCTTTAACACGTTCACGGACAAAGACTTCCTGAGCATCCACGTCAGTAGTGAGGACTGCAAGCGCATAGACCCATCATTCCTGAAAAAAGAGCGGTTACGCATGACGAAAGCACAGTACCGCCAGGAGTACTTGGGTGAGTTCTGCGACGAGTGGAACCAGTTCTTCCCGACAGAACTCCTGAAGCGACAAATGACGTTCATGGAGTGGTCGTTAGACGAAAAAATCCCTAGCAGCAGCTTCTACCTCGGCGTTGACATCGCAAGATACGGAGGGGATGAGAACGCCTTCGTCATCTGCGAGCTCTACGGGAAAAAACTCAAGATCGTAAAGTGCTTCACGACCGACCGGGTGAGCATCACCGACACCATCGGGCGCATCGCGAACGTGGACCAGATCTACCACTTCAAGAAGATCTTCATTGACGACGCGGGCGTCGGCGGGGGCGTCACTGACATCCTACAAGAACGCCTCGGGAACCGGCGCGTCACCGGGATCAACAACGCGAGCCGCCGCCTCGAGGTGCAGGGAGAGGAGCGCAAGCGCGGCATCCTCAAAGAGGACTTGTACAGTAACACTCTCATGCTCCTCGAGACTGGCCTCCTGGAAATGACGAACAACCTCGACCTCTTACGCAGCATGAAGAGCATCACGTACCAGTACGGCGACCCGGAGTCGGGGAGCAACCGCGTGAAGATCTTCGGCGCGTACTCCCACCTCACCGAGGCACTCGTTAGGGCCTGCTGGTGCATCAAAGACCGTGGACTAGATTTATATATCAGATAACACGGGTAGCGTAGTATGGCTGATACGGGCATCTTCGCAACAACAGCAGAAGTACAACGCAAGGCGGGAGCGGGCGCGAGCAGCACGAGCAAGGCAGAAGCGTATGTCAACGACTTCATGACCCAGGCAGAGAGCGAGATCAACGCCCTCACGCGATACAACTGGAGCGATAACTACGCGAGCCTCAATGCCGACGTTAAAGGAGTACTGAAGGAAGCAGCCAGCAACCTAGCAGCCATCTACGTGATTGTCTACGACATGAGCGGCTACAACAGCAGGACGGAAGCAGAAGACCTGATCAACGTCCTACGGGACGCGTACCTGCGATGCATCGGCATCCTGCGCGACAAGAAAGCACAAGACTTCATAAACGGTGCATGAATGGAAGAACACGATTTCGCGGCATTCCCCGAACTCACGAACGCGCAACTAGAAACGCTGCGCTTCCAGAGTCCTCACGAGCAGATAGAAGAGGACTTTGACGCTATAGTCATGAAGGTAGTGGATGGGGACACCGTTCACCTCCGTTGGGACCTCCGGGCCTTCTCATTCCCTCTGCGCCTTCATGACATTGACGCGCCAGAACTGAGCGAGGGAGGGAGTGAGGCCAGGGACTGGCTCACGCAGCGCGTCCTCGGGAAAAGAGTGCTCATCCAGATCGACAAAAAGAACCGGGTGGACAAGTACGGACGGCTCCTCGGGCGCGTCATCGCCGACGGACTGGACGTTGCAGAAGAAATGATTCGCTCGGGACTCGTGCGTGTCTTCGAGAAACGACACGAAGGAAAGATTCCGCCACTTGAGAAGACACTGGGGGAAGCATGGGCTTAGGCACGGTCTTTGATGAGAGAACGCCGGAAGTAAGCGATAACGGGTACTTACAGACGGTGAGCGATGGGAACGTCAGCCAGGACACCCCCATCACAACGACCGACGTCACCGAGATCGGCGTATACGCCTCAATGTTCGACGGGGACTCGACCACGTACTTCGCAGGATCGCACCAACCAAGCGGGGGAACCACAGGATACATCAACATCGACCTCGGGAAGGTCTATAATAACGCGACCGTCACCGCTCACATTAGCGCATGGAGTGACACGGGAGCGGAAGATGTCACCATCAAGATACAAACGAGCAAGGATAACAGTACTTGGACGGACCGCGTCACCGTCTCAAGGACTGCCGCCGGTGAGACCACGAAGAACTACAGCGAGAAGATCAGCCTGCGGTACTTCCGGCTTGAGATAGCGCGAGTGGGCACTGACGCTGACGAGGTGCAGGGAAGAATCTACTCCTTACGGATCAGTCAGAGGTAAGAAACATGGAACTCAAGCAGGAAGTCACGAGCAAAAGGACGACGGGCAAAGAACTCCGGCAGTCACTCTCTACAGAAGGGCACGAGCGGGACGTCGTCCCGACGTTGTTATACGCGATACTCGAGGAGTTACGCGCCATCAAGGAGCAAGGGGTGAAGAATGCCGGAGAATGATATCGGCAGCACCACGATTGCAGACGTAGCAACATACCTTGAGGACTACACCGTTGACACGGAGACCACGGACGCGACGAGCGGCGAGGGGGAGTATCGCTGGCAGATGGAGCACTGGCACGAGTACCTCGGCTACTACAAGAACATCCCCGAACTCCAGACGGCCATTGACGCAAAGACCGTGTGGATGATGGGCGCCGGGTTTGAAGCCGATGAAGTAACCACGATGCTCCTGGACAGCATCAAGGGGAACGGCAAGGACAGCTTTAACACCATCCTGAGCAACAGCATCAGGACGTGCATCATCGGCGGGGACTCCTTTTGTGAGATCATCAGGGACGCCGAGGGCGTCCTGGCGAACCTCAAGCCACTCGACCCGAGCACCATAGTGATCGTGCAGGACAAGCAGGGACGCATCAAGCGCTACGAGCAAGTGATGAAGAAGATAACTCTGCGCTCTTTCGCAGTAGAGGAAATCTTCCACCTCTCAAGGAAACGACTCGCCGACGAGATACACGGGATCAGCGTGATCCCAAGCGTCGAGTGGATCATCAACGCGCGCAACGAAGCAATGACGGACTGGAAGAAAGTACTCCACCGCAACGTGAGCCCACTACAAATACACTATCTTGACACGGACGACACGGCAAAGGTGACGGCGTACAAACTCAAAGCGGACCAGGCACACGCCGACGGAGAAAACCTCTACGTGCCAAAGGGCACAGTGGAAGTAGAGGTCATCCAATCACAACTCAACCAGGCAGCCAGCCCACTCCAATGGATCAACCAACTCAACGACTACTTCTTCCAGGCAGTGAACGTGCCGCAAATCATCATCGGGAACGCGAAAGAATTCACTGACGCCAGCGCGAAAATCGTGTACCTGGCATTCGAGCAATCAGTGAAAGCAGACCAACTCTACATAGAGGAACAAGTCCTCGGACAACTCAACATAGAAGTCCACCTCACCTTCCCCGCGAGCCTACAGCAGGACGCGATCAGCGGCCAGCCCGGCATGATGGAAGGAGAGGGACCACTACAAGCGGCAGAGCCGAACGACACCACGGCAGAACTCGAGGGGCAGCAATGATGAGTGTTGATTGGGGGCAGTTCGGCATGACCGGGCTCTTCATCGCGTACCTCATCTACCAATCAGAAGTTAAGGACAAGCGCATCATCGCCGTCCTGCAACGCATGGAACGACGGCTCGAGGTCTGGGAAGAGCACCGGAAGACAACATGGCAAAAGTAACGATCAAAAAGAACAAGCAGAGCAGCTACGCGCACATCAGGAGCCTCACCAAGAACACTGCCTACGCCAAAGGAGTCAGTGCGGGCAGCAAAGGAAAGAATACGATGGCGCAGAAGACGACGATAAAGCCGAAAGCACCACCAAAAAAGTCGCTGGTCGCGAACTTCTCAAGTATGACCGGACAACAACTCGCGGTCACGCCCGACGGCAAGCCCATCACAGAACAACACTTCTCCAGCGCGGACGCGAACACCTCAACACCAACGGGGCCAGTCCACACGCCAGCGCCTGCCACCACGCCACCCATCACGGGCGGCTACCGGGAAGCGACACCGAAAGAACAATTCTTCGCAACCCCAATAGGAACAGCCATCAGCGACATCAAGGAAGGACTCCTCAGCGGCTTCATGGGCACGAGGGACCCGACCGGGGCGGACCCCATAAGCAAGGGAACTGCCTTCACCGGCGCCCTCACCGCAGGAGCAATACTCGGGTTAGGACCCGGGGGGAAAACCGGCCAGGCGGGGAAGCTCACCACGAAGCAAGCACGGCTCGTGAAAGAAGCATGGGCTGCCGGGAAGAACGGCGACGAACTCGCCAAGACATTCCTCGCGAACAACGCCAGGATACTCGAGAGCATCACCCGCTCAGGAGAGAAGGGATTCCGAAAACTCGGCTTCATGAGCAAAGCAGACAACGCCGTGTACACGGAAGTCGCTGCAGCGCAAAGAATAGGAACGCTCACGCCAAAAGCAACCACGACCGCGGAGAACATCGCCGTCAACACCAAGAACATCGCGTTAACCAAGAGTTGGTTAACGAGAGTATTCACTGAGAGGGGAAGGCCGAAGCTCGTGGCGGTGGCGGCCGCTGGGATGCTCGGGGGCGCAATAGGATCCTACCCCTTCACGCACTGGGCGAAGGGAGAGGCGTGGCAGAACATCGCGCGCGCACGGGAAGCAGCGCTCTGGGATGGTGATATCGAGGGAGCGGAACGAGCACTCGCGTTAGAGCTGGAAATAGTGAACCCCAACTTCATCAGCAGGGTAATGGAAAAACTACCCTACCTCAACAGCATCGACGCACTACAGGACATCATCAAGGCGGCAAGACTGAGCGCGGAGTTAGGACGCCGCCGCATCGAGGACAAAAAAATAGAGCTCGAAAACCCGGAAATGGACGAGAACGACATGTGGGACTTGCGCCACGAACAACAAGCAGCGGAGGAAGACCGCCAGCGAGCACTACAGATCGAGCACCAACAACAAATACTCGAGATGAAAGCACGGTACGAGGACGAGCAGCGCACGGCACAAACCGAGGAAGTACGCGCGAGAGCAGAGCTCAACGCGCAATACTGGGCGGAGCAATCAGCACTCCAGGCGCAGCGTGACGCCGACCAACTACGAGCGCAAAAAGAATACTGGGAGTGGTTCTGGCGGGAGCAAGCAGCGAACCGGGACGAGAACACACCAAGCAAACTCAACTTCGGCTTACTCTAAGAAAAGGAGGTATTGTTATGACTGATGAAGAACAACAGGAAGCGAACGCTCAGGACGTGGTGAGCAAGGCAGAACAAGCAGCGGCAAAACTCGAGGCGCTGAACGCGCAACTCGGCCAGAAGATCGAACGCCTCGAACGACTCCAGGTAGAGCGCACCCTCGGGGGCAAGGCAGCAGTCCAAGCACCAACGGGACCGACAGAAACAGATGCAGAATACGCGGAGAAGGTACTACGGGGGGACATCAATGGAACCCCTGAGTGAACCCGCAGATCTCGGCGTGCGCATCGGCACCAAAAAAGAAGTATTCCTGGAGAAGGTACGAAAGGCAATCCTTGAGGAACTCGAGCAGTGCGAGCACACCGCCGACCTCAACAAAGATCTACTCATCGTACTAGATCAAAAGATCAAGCAAGAAAAAGAAATGTTTAAATAATGGATTCCTCAAGGAGGCAAGCATGGCATTAGAAACCGTTCTCATCCACGAACTCGAGCCGCCAGTGCCCTTCACCTGCGCTGACGGCACCGGGATCACCAAGGGAGCACTCCTCATCCTGACCGACCCGAAGACAGTAGCCACTACCACGGGCGACACCGACGCGATCATCGGGATCGCTGCAGCGGACAAGATCGCAAACGACGGCGTTACCAAAATACCTGTATACCTACGCGGCATCTTCAAGGGCTTCGCGGGCGCCGCCGGCACGACCGCAGGACAAGCAATCATCAGCGACACTGGCACCGGCACCGCAAACGAACTCGTGAATGCCGACGTGAACAGCGAACACATCGTCGGCAGAGCACTCGAGACCGCCGCCGATACGGAAAGTTTCCTCTTCCTCCTCGACCCCTTTAGCGTGAACCTCGCATAAACCACTATGGCAACCTCTGGACAATCAACCATCCGCGGCATCCACATTGACCGCCTCGCAAAGGGCTTCGCCGACAAAAGCTTTGTCATGAAACAATTCGTGACCGTAAGCAAGACGGGCGCGCGGGAAGTGCGCTGGTACCAAAAAGGCACGAGTTATGATCCCCTCCTGGATAGCACCGACACGACTGGCATCACCGCAAGCCAGATACTGAATACTGCGCCGTTAAGCGTCCCGGTCGTCGTCGAGCAAGCATGGACGAGGAACACGAGCTACGTCAAGAAGTTCTTCGTCGAGAGCCCCACCATTAGCATGGAAGACATCAGGGACACGGACGTTGATATCCTCGCAACGAACGTTCGCGACCTCGTCAAGGCAGTAGCGAACCAAGTGGACACGCACATCTATAACATCCTCACCGAATCACAATCACCATCGCTCATCCTGACCACGGCAGCGACCGGCACCGGGTGGGATGATACCACGAACGGCAACCCCGTCCTCGATCTCCTGACTGCAAAGCAGAAGATCATGGCACAACACTATGATGTGAGCAAGGGCGGTACTGTGGCAATGAATAGCATCGAGCACAAGAACCTCATGAACTACCTCATCACGGTTAAGGGGTCGAGCATCCCGAACTTCTCAAGTGAGAAAGTCCGTAATGGCGTCGTCATGGAACTCCTCGGCCTGAACATCGTCGTGACCGAGACCGCGCCCACGGACAGCGTCGTCACCTTCATCAGTGGTCGCAGCGCGACCTGGAAGAGCTTCATGCCCATGAGCACGGCGATCATCGACGACCCCGGCATCGGCAAGAAGATCAGGGTATGGGAGGAAGGCATTTGCCTCCTCACCGACCCCAAGAGCGTGCACCTCACCACTGACACGGTGACCTGAGCATGGCAGCCGGCGACCTGACTGCTTCTACCCCCACCCTCTGTGATGGCATCGCAGCAATAAAAACCCATATTGACACGCTGAACCTGGCAGCGACCACTGACGTTATTGTTATTGTGCCGAAGGTAGGACGTGATAATGCTGACAAGTATGTTGTTTTTAAGGTTGAGCGG